AAATCAGATTTTGACCAAACAGCTAATTTACATAATCTAGGCGGTGGCGCTATTTATTTAGGCGGCCCAAACGTAACTACAAGTAATGGCTATAAATTAGATAATGGCGATAAACTAAGTGTACCCGTAGGCGACCACGAAGCGTTATATGCCGTTGCCGCTAGCGGTACTCATACCGTAGGGGTACTTACTCAAATAAACTAAGGGGCATTTAGGATAGACAAATGAATAAAAAGCAATTAGAGGCAGCCTTATACAGCTATGGACGTGCTGCGCTAGCAAGCGTTGCAGCTTTGTATATGTCTGGGATTACAGATCCTAAAGTATTGGCTAACGCCTTTATTGCCGGGTTAATTGGGCCATTAGTAAAGGCAGTACAGCCCAATGAGAAGCAATACGGCATAGGCGCTAAGTAGTGCGAGCCCTGCTAGGGGCTCTGGTACTTACAATGCTCTTAGCAGGGTGCGGCTATAATGGCTGGGTTAGGTATCCGTGCCAGAATTATGAAAACTGGGAAAAGCCAGAGTGTAACCCGCCTCAATGCAGAGCAACGGGCGTTTGTACAGAGGACTTAATTAACCCTAATGAGTAGAGAACGTACAAAATTAGCCCCCGAGGACATACACGCCCGGCTAATTTTCTTCATAGGCGCGGTGTTAGCTGTAACTTTTTTAACTATAACTACAGGCGCGGTATATGCCCTAGTCTTTGTAACACAGCCAATAGGCCAGCAAGCGCCAAATGATAGGGACTTTATACAGCTGTTACAGACTTTAGCTATATTTTTAACAGGCGCTCTAGGCGGGGTACTTGCTGGTAATGGGCTTAAATCTAAAGCTGATAAAGACACAAAGAAAGACACGCCGCTAGAAAGCTAGCAATATGTCGCAGCTATAGGTCATACTTTTACTACACGCTGAGAGGGCTACTTAGTGTAGTAGTTTTATCAGCCTTAACAAAGGGTGATTTATGTTAGCTGATTTAGCAGTAATTACATTAACCGTGCTAATCGTAGGGCTATTTATGCTTGGCGCTTACCGTACGGGATACAGAGAAGGCCACGGTGACGGTTACCTTAGAGGGCGCAATATAGCTAAGGCGTTAAAAGAGGTAAACAAATGAGCTTTCTAGACGGTTACGAAGATGTAAACGCCCGCATTAAAAGAGCTAGGGCAGAATATCCCGGCTTACGTTTAGTGGCCTACATAGAAGATATAGATATAAAAAATGGCTACATACTTGTAAGAGCCGAAGCCTATAAAACCTATGAAGATGAAAAGCCAAGCGCTGTAGATTATGCCTATGAGCTTAGATCTGATAGAGGCGTAAACGCTAATTTTTGGGTAGAGAACTGCGTAACGTCAGCTTATGGGCGCGTTATAGGTTTACTAACCCCGGGCGGTGCAGGCAGGCCTACTAGGCAAGATATGGAGAAGGTAGAGGCTATCCAAGCGCCATTACAGACACGCGGAGCAGGCGGTGCAGTACCTAGCGCCGCTGAGTCCATAAGCGCCCTAAAAGCCAAGCTAGGGGCTGAGGTAATGCCAGAGCCGCCAATATGTACACACGGGCATAGAGTCTTATTAGAGGGCATAGGTAAGACAGGCAGACCATACAGGGGCTATATGTGCAGCGAGAAGATAAAGGCTAAACAATGCCCGCCAATATGGGCTAAACAGTATGGCGATAAATGGCTAATGCCAGATGATCATAGCGAGGTATTACTAGAGGCTGGGCGTAACCTAGACCCAATAGCAGAGCGCGAGCCTGTACCAGAGGCATTTTTGAGCGATAGCGAAAGGGCAAACAGTAAATGAATAAAATAACGCTTACAAAACAAGAGCAATACACTTGCCATAAAGCGGCGTTAATTAGGGCAGAAAATACCCCGGATTATTGGGATACGCGCAGCGGTGCATATGAAGCTGCAGAGTCGGGCCTTAGCCTGCACGAGTTTATAGCGCAAGATGCGGCAGCTACGGGTAGTGAGTGGGCGGTAGCTAAAGTGCTAGGTTATGATTTTGACCCATATTTAGTAAAAGGTAAACGCATAGCAGATGTAGGTAAAAATATAGAGGTTAAGTCTACGAAATACTTAACCGGACATTTAATTATCCAAGAAATAGATCGCACAGAGGACATAGCGGTTTTGGTGCTAAATAAATCACCCGAATACACAGTAGTAGGTTGCTTGCCTATTGCCTGGGCCAAAAATGACCGATTTAGGCATAAAGTCCAAGCTAATTGGTGGATACCACAGGGTAATTTAATGCCAATAGGCACTATGCCATATCCAGTAATACAAATAGCTATAGCTAAATAGATAATGGGGTTACAAACTATGCTTTATATAGAGGCTAACTGCAGACAATGCAAGACCAACACGCTACAGCTAGAGCGCGTGGTATCTGACCACCTGCCACCTAACGTCAAATGCCTACAATGCACTAGGTGCGGGCTACTAGATATAACGTTGGTAGATGTGGATAACGCTAGGCAGGTACTAAATTAAGTTATCCACAGGGGCTAAAAACCTGTGCACAACACGCCCGAGCCCCGCTCAAGTTATCCACAATTTAGGTAAATGCTTGACTAAGGCAGTACGATTTCTGCGCTGCAGGCGAGCCCCGAAGGGCGATAGCTCGCTAAAGCTGCAAAATCTTAGGGTAATCCTATGCCTATTCTTAGGCTCGTTATCTTTACAGACTTTACCCGTAAAGGCTGATATAAACGCTATAGATGCTTATAAAATATATGCTCATATAAAGATAGGTAACTATAAAGAGTTTAGATGTATTGAGAAGCTATGGACCAAAGAAAGTAACTGGCGGCCTAAAGCTAAAAACCCTAGCTCTACAGCTTATGGCATACCACAGCTATTAAAGCTAAAAGAAACTAACCCTTATAAACAGATAGACTTAGGACTAAAGTACATAGATAAGCGTTATAAAGGTAGCCCTTGTAAAGCTTTAGATCATCATAAGAAGAAAGGCTGGTACTAATGGCTAAGTCTGGTGACCCTAGACTTAAGCGGGCTTATCGCACTAGGTTTAGAAATAAAGTCTTAGCTAGAGATAGCTATACCTGCTATTACTGTGGCCAAGATGCAGACCAAGTAGACCACATCATACCTATAAGCAAAGCTCCAGAGCTGGTAGTAAGTTTTGATAATGCTGTGGCCTGTTGCAAGCGTTGCAACGTATCTAAAGGTAATAGATCTCAAGGCGTTTTTTTAGCCCGTACTGCTACCCCCCCTGTCTTTTCTGGCAGTATCTCTCCGAAAACAGACATAACGACACAAAGCGGGCCCTGTTTGGGCCAGCCTGAACAGAGTTTGAGCTAATGAGTACCAAACCTAAACAGCCTATCCGGGGGCTGGTAAAACCTAGACTACATAACGTTTTGTTATCTGGGCCTACTAGGGGCGGTGAGGTTGCACAGCTCGCAGAGAGCATAGGCTTACCGCTTTTACCGTGGCAGCGCTTCGTACTAGACGATATGCTTACAATAGATAAAAATAAACAGTTTATAAGGCGTACCAGCCTGGCTATCTGCGCTAGGCAAAACGGTAAAACTCATTTAGCGCGTATGCGTATCTTAGCTGGGCTGTTTTTGTTTAATGAGCGTAACCACATAGTAATAAGCTCTGCTAGATCTATGGCCCTTACTACCTTTAGAGAGGTAGCTAATGCTATTGAAGATAGCCCCGAGCTAAAGAAGCAACTAAAGAAAATACTGTATACAAACGGTAATGAGGCCATAATCCTAAAAAGTGGGGCTAGGTTAGACGTTAGAGCTGCTACCCGAGATAGCGCCCGTGGTGCTACCGCTGATTTTTTATTTATAGATGAGCTTAGAGAGGTAGATCAAGAAGCTTTCGCCGCTGCCCTGCCTGTAACCCGTGCAAAACCTAATAGCCAAACTCTGCTAGCGTCTAACGCGGGTGATGCCTTTAGCACTACGCTTAATGAGCTACGCGAGCGCTGCCAGAGTAACCCGCCGGCATCACTTGGTTATTATGAATACAGCGCCCCGCCATTTTGCGCCCTAGATGATCGTAAAGGCTGGGCAGCTGCTAACCCGGCGCTAGGCATACTAATAACCGAAGAAACCTTGCAAGAAGCGTTAACGGTCCAGACTACAGAGCAGTTTAGGACAGAGAGCCTTAGCCAATGGATAGACAGCCTACAAAGCCCGTGGCCGTTTGGCTCTGTGGAAGATAGCAGCGATATAAACCTAAAGATGAGCCCCGGGCCGCTTACTGTTTTTGCCTTTGACGTTAGCCCTAGCCGCCGAGATGCCAGCCTAGTTATGGGCCAGCTGTTACCTAACGGCAAAATAGGCCTAGCAGTACTAGAAACCTATAGCTCACAGGTAGCAGTAGATGAGGTTTTAGTAGCAGCCTCTATAAAAAAATGGGCCGATATGTATTACCCGCGTTTAGTCTGCTACGACAAATACACTACTGCCAGTATCGCGCAAAGGCTACAAAATGCAGGCGTACAGACCCGAGATATATCCGGGCAGACCTTTTACACCGCCTGTAGTGATATGTATGATGCTTTAGTTAATGATCGCCTAAGACATAGCGGGCAAGATGCGCTAATACAGCAAATGGCTAACTGTGCAGCTAAACAGACCCCAGATGCTTGGCGTATTGTAAGGCGTAAATCTGCCGGGCCTGTAGATATACCTATAGGCCTTGCTATGGTTATACATATATTGGCGCAACCTGTAGCAGAGGCAAAAGTATACGCCTAGACACGCCGAAAGCCAAACTGTAAACCTATACTTGACTTTTAGGTAATAATGCCCCTATGGGATTACTGCAAACTATAGGCCTGCGTAAAAAAGACGTAGAGGCGCAATTATCGCCGCCTATTATGGCCCAAACTTACGGCGCGGGTGTTTATACGTTTGGCGGTTTATACAATACAAGCGGCGTACCGTTTATAGATAGAAACGTAGCGCTACAAGTACCGGCGGTAAGTAGATGCCGTAACTTAATCTGTGGTGTTATTGCAAGTATAGATTTAGAGCTAATACAAAAAAGTACAGGCCGTAAATTACAAAGCCCTGTTTGGTTAGACCAGCCAGATATTAGACAGCCACGCAGCGTTACCATAAGTTACACAGTAGATAGCCTGTTGCTATATGGCGTTGCTTATTGGCGTGTTACGTCTTTGTATGAAGATGACGGCAGACCTAGCGGCTTTGAGTGGGTAGCTAATACCCGCGTTACAGTAACTACAGATAATTACGGTGATGAAGTTGATTATTACTCAATAAACGGCATACGCGTACCAGATAGCGGCGTAGGATCTCTAGTAACTTTCCAGAGTTTGCTACCCGGCGTATTAGAAACAGGCGGGCGCACAATACAGGCCGCGTTAGATATACAAAAAGCGGCTAGCGTTGCAGCTGCTACGCCTATGGCTACAGGGTTTATTAAGAATAGTGGGGCAGATTTACCAGAGGCACAAATTAGCGGCCTACTGGCAGCGTGGAAGGCCGCGCGTAACTCACGCAGTACGGCTTACTTAACTAGCACGTTAGATTACCAAACCGTGGGTTACTCACCTAAAGAAATGATGTATAACGAGGCATCACAGTATTTAGCTACAGAGATAGCCCGTTTAATGAACGTACCGGCGTATTACATAAGCGCAGATATGAATAACTCACTTACTTATCAAAACATTATTGATGGCCGTAAAGAGTTTGTAGCCTACTCATTACAGCCGTTTATTAGCGCTATTGAAAACCGTTTAAGTATGGACGATATTACGCGCCGCGGTAATCAGGTGCGCTTTGCACTAGATGAAACGTTTTTGCGCGCCGATACTTTGGCACGTTTGGAAGCTATAGAGAAAATGCTAACGCTAGGTCTTATAGATCTAGAGCAGGCGCAAAGTATGGAAGAACTAAGCCCAACCGGACTAACAGAGAGGCCTACAAATGCTATTAACATTTAGCGGCAACATAGAGGCAGTAGATAACGGCGATAGGCGCACAATTAGCGGCAAAATTGCGCCTTATGGCGAGGTAGGCAACACGAGCGCGGGCCGCGTAGTCTTTGCAGAAAACTCTATAACCGTGCCAGAGCCAAGCAAGGTAAAGCTTTTAATGTCGCACGATAATTCCAAGCCGGTAGGCCGTATGCAGAGCGTTACCAGCAATAAGACCGGGTTATATGCCAGCTTTAAGGTTAGCGCTAGCACCCGCGGTAGTGACGCAATTTTACTTGCACAGGAGCAACTAATGGACGGGCTTAGCGTAGGTGTAGAGGTAGAGGACTCACGCCAAGAAAAAGATTATCTGCTAGTTACGGCTGCTACCTTAAAAGAGGTATCTCTAGTAGAGAGCGCTGCATTTCCAAGCGCTGCCGTGTTAAAAATTGCTGCACAAGAAAACGCAGTAGATGAAAACCAACCAACAGAAACGAAAGGTGAAACCGTGGACAAAACCCCGGACGAAGTAGCATCAGAGGCGACATTTTTGCCAGACGGTGCAACAGTAACGCTAAAAAGCGTTAGCTATGAAAAAGATGATGCCGAGGGTGAAACTACACCTGTAGAAGCCGCGCGCAGAATTATTAAGCCAAGTGCATTAAACTCAC